CGTGAACTTTATCTCAATTTTAGCGTTGAAAAAAGTAAAATAAATATTGTTAGGGATGTGATTAGTTCTGGTGACGAAATAACTGGAACAACCTTTGTTAAAGATTTCTACACATCAAGTTATTTAAACGGACAATTAATACGAGTATAATAATATGATACAGACTGGTTTTGAATCAAGAGTAAAGATTCAACAAATTATTGATAATCAAATACCTGATTTTGTATTAAGTGAAAATCCTAAATTTGTAGACTTTTTAAAGCAATATTACATTTCTCAAGAATATCAAGGTGGTCCTGTTGATATTAGTGATAATCTTGACCAATATTTGAAGTTAGATAACTTAATTCCTGAAGTTGTCGTTGGATTTACGACTCTTTCTGCTGGAATAGGTACTGAAAATACCACAATTGATGTTTCTAGTACAAAGGGATTTCCAAAACAATACGGATTATTAAAAATTGATGATGAAATCATAACATATACTGGAATTGATTCAGATTCAAATAGTTTTACTGGTTGTATTCGTGGTTTTAGTGGAATTACATCATATAGAACTGCTTTACAAGACGAAGAATTAGTATTTTCTTCGTCTGAAATAAATGATCATGATAAAGATTCGCATATTCAGAACTTAAGTTCATTATTTCTTCAAAAATTCTATAAAAAACAGAAATTTACCTTTACACCAGGGTTAGAAGATGCTGATTTTAATGCAAATTTAGACGTTGGTAACTTTATAAAGGAGTCTAGAACCTTATATGAAGCAAAAGGTACTGATGAATCCTTTAGAATTCTATTCAATTCTCTATATGGAGAAGAACCAAAGGTAGTAAATCTAGAAGAATATTTAATTAAACCCTCATCTGCTAATTATGTAAGAAGACAGGTTGCAATTGGAGATGTAATTTCGGGAGATATTTCAAAATTAGTTGGTCAAACATTATATAAAGAAACTGATTTAGATACTAATGCCTCTATTTCTGAAATAGAAGGTTTTTCAAGAATAAGTGCTGCTTCAACTGAGACATCACAGTACTATAAAATATCGTTTTTTGTTGGTTATGATGATTCTACACCTACAATTCAAGGTAATTTTAAAATAACACCATCATCAAGGGCTATAAACACGGTTGGTGCAGGAAGTTCTATTATTACTGTTGATTCTACAATAGGATTTGGTAATACAGGTACTATTATATCAGGAATTAACACGAATATTAACTATACTAGCAAAAGTATTAATCAATTTTATGGATGTACAGGAATTGATGATCAAATCAATCCTACAGATAGTGTAAGAAATGATGAAATTTACTTTGGATATGAAAATGGTGATATTACTAAGAAAGTGCAAGTAAGACTTAATGGTGTATTATCAGAATTTAATCAGATTTCCGAATATATTGATGCAGATGGTGGTCAAATTATTGCTGTTAATAATGTTGGAGATTTAATAGAAAATCCAGCAGAAGATAGAACGGATAAAGAAATATTTGCAAATTCCTTAATCTATAATACAAGTGTAAGATATCAAGTAAATGATTTAGATACTATTACTGGTTTTGATCCATCAGATCTTCCATTATATCAAACTATTGATAGATCTAGTTTAAAAAAGGGTGATACTGTAGATTTATTTAATAGATCCTCAAATAATGTTCTTGACACTGGTAAAGTTACTGCACCAACATTAGACCGTATTTTCTGGTGGAAGACTAAGACAAATCAAGCTACTTTTGCGTTGCCTAATGTTACTGCTAGTGGTCAATATGATATTAGAAGAAAATTAAATACACCTATTAGTATTGGTGCATCTTTATCAGCATCACATCTTGTTTCTGATGTGCAAAATCTTTATGTTGATGATAAAAATGAAGAATTTTATATAGCATCCAATTCTTTACCATCAGGAGCAGTTGTAGGAACTGGAATTAGTGATACATTTACATATCCTCTAAAAGTAAACGTACTTTCTGTTATTAATCCTACTTTAAGTAAAGTAACTACAACTGCAGGAATACATACTTATTTTAAATACGGTGGATTATATTTTAATAGTGCAGTACCATTTATTAATGGTGATGAAGTTTCTTATAGTGCCGCTAATGATCCATATGTCGGATTAGAGAATGGTGGAACATATTTTGTTGGTATTGCCAGTGATTCTTCTGATAAACAAACAATACGAATTTATAACTCAAGAGCAACTGTTAATAGTGATAATTATATTAAATTAGAATCAGTATCTGGTACAACTACTGAGACTGGACATACTTTTACTCTAGCATCTCAAAAATCCAAATTAATTGGACCACAAAATGTATTTAAAAAATTCCCATTTAAATCTAATATTAAAGTAGGAGAACAGACCAAAACACTTCCTGGAACTATAGGAATGTTGATTAATGGTGTAGAAATTGTTAATTATAAATCAAATGATAAAATATACTATGGACCTTTAGAATCAACAGAAGTTTTAAATCAAGGAGATGATTATGATGTAATAAATCTTCCACAATTATTTGTTAATAGTGGTGCTGGTACTACTGCTTTAATTCAACCAGTTATTAGTGGATCTATTGAAAATATTATTGTAGATCCTCAAAACTTCAATATTCAAAATATATTATCTGTTGAAGCTACTGGTGGTAATGGTACAGCTATTTTAGAACCATTAATTGTTTCAAAATCTAGAGATGTTGAATTTAATGGACAATTGGAAGTAGCTGGTGGTGGTATTAGTAGTACCACTAATACAATTACTTTTTTAACTAATCATGGATTTACAAGTCATCAAGAAGTAATTTACAATTCTGAAGGGAAAGATGGTCTTGGCGTTGGTATAGGAACTTCTACATTAGTTAATAATGCAAATTATTTTGCACATATTATTGATAATAATACTATTAAACTTTTTGGATCTGTTGATCATTCTATTGTAGGACTTAATACAATAACACTCAATGGAACTAATTGTAGTGGTGTGCATAAATTTATAACTCTTCCTACAGAAAGAACATTATCTGGTATTAATATTGTAGATGGAGGTACATTTACTAATAGAAAATTAAAAGTTTTACCAACTGGAATTTCTACAGTATATAATAATATTACATTTAAGAATCATGGTTTTGATCATGGAGATCAGATAGTATATACGCATGATGATAGTAGTGGATCCATTTCAGGATTAACTACAAGTACTGGTATAGTAACAACAACAAATTATTATAGTGTATTTAAAGTAGATAATGATAATTTTAAATTAGCAGATGCTGGAATTGCTGGAACAATAACTTCTAATTTTGAAAAGGAAAAACTTGTTGATATTTCAACTACTGGATCTGGATATCAGAATTTTGCATATCCAAATATCAATGTTGCCGTAAAATATGCTCCTGTTGGATTGGGTACTACTACTCAAATCGTTGAACAAATAAATCTAACTCCTAAAGTTAGAGGTTCTATTATTGATTCATATTTGTATGATGCTGGAACTGGATATGGTAGCACTACATTAAATTTCCATAATAAACCAACAGTAACTCTAAAAACTGGTAAACATGGTTCATTACAACCAATTATTGTAAATGGAAGAATTTCAGGAGTTAATCTTCAATATGGTGGACAAGATTATTATTCTCTTCCAACTTTAAATGTTATTGATTCTTCTGGAGCAGGAACTGGTGCTGAGTTAAAACCAATTATCTCTGATCAAAGGATAGTAGGCGTTACAGTGGTTAAAACTGGAATAGGATATTCGAGCACGGATACTTCAATAGAAGTCATTACAGCAGGAAAGAATGCCTTTATAGACTGTAATGTTAGACCATTAACTATTGATATAAGTAAAAAATATAATAGTCATGAAATATTGCTAGAAAGTGGAAATAGTTTAAGTTATAATGTTTGTGGATATGGAAATACTATTAGAAATTCTTTTGGTGAAGGTGTATCAGTTGCATCAACTATTGCCTCTAAAATTATTGGATGGGCATATGATGGAAATCCAATATATGGTCCATATGGATATTCTAATCCAGATGAAACCGTTGATGCAAGATGCTTAATTTCTGGATATGAGTTAGATATATCTAATGTAACTGATAGACCTGCAGGTTTTGATGATGGTTATTTTATAGAAGACTATAAGTTTACTAATAAGGGTGATTTAGATATAAACAATGGTAGATTTAGTAAAACACCAGAATTTCCAAATGGTGTTTATGCATATTTTGCAGGAATAGGTAATACGACTGGTATACCAGAATTTCCTTACTTTATTGGAGACTCTTATAGATCTCCATTAGTTGATCAGAATGTATCACAAGATTTTGATTTTGAAAATTCCAATTTAGTAAGAAATACATTCCCATATAGAGTTGCTGAAAAATATGTTGATAATGATTTTATCATAGAATCTAATGAAATAGATAATCAAAAAGTTGAGGTAGAATCTGTTACATCAGGATCTGTTCTTAAATTGGATATTGTTGATTCTGGCGATAATTATAAGATAAACGATATTTTAAGATTTGATGATGATGGTACTGACGGTAGTGGTCTTAATGCTAATGTTTCTTCGGTGAAAGGTAAGGATATAGTAAATGTAAGTACTGCTACATCAACTTATCTAAATGCAA